GTGTCGTCCTTCACCTCGTCGCGCAGCCTGTCGATTTGTTCGGCGATGCGTTTTGCGGCGGCGTTGCCGCCCTCGGTCACATGCTGCGCCATGGCGCGTTCCAGGTCGGCTCCCAATGCGGCGACCTGTTCGGCCTTCTCCTGATCCAATATGAGGTCGACGTCCACGCGCTTGCGCTTCACTTCCAAAGCCATGATTATCCCTTTCTGAAAGTCTGAAAACCTTTCTGAGAGAGAAGAGAGAATGCCTGTGCGGGGCCAGAAAGGCTTAGAATCCCCGCACGGAAGAACTTGTCAGGCTGCGGTCAGCACGGCGGTCTCGGACTCCCAGCCGGGAGCCTGAGCGAACAGCGGGATCTGACTGCGGATCATGGTGTTCGCATCCGGGTTGATGACCTTCTTTTCGCCGCACTTCACGCTCACGACGGTGAGCTTCTGGCCGGAGGCCAATGGCGCGTCGGTGGCCATGCCGCGGCGACGCACGATATAGCCGGACGCGCCCTCGTGCATGAGGGTGACGGCCTCGTTCTGTTCCTCGTGCTCCGTGTTCGTGTTGTCGATGACCTCGATGCTGATGTCGCCGGCGCTCTTGCGGCCGGGGGCCCCGAAGTCCTGCACGGTGTTCTCGCGCTGGTCGGACACGGTGTCCTGCGACGGGTCGAAGCTCCAGCCGCCAAGCATGACGTAGTTCGAGATGTCGGTGCCGGCCTCGAGCTCGATGATGGTCGGGGCCTTGATGTTCTTGATCGCCGGCACCCAGATGGTGGTGATGTTGCCCTCGGCACTGGTGCCGGGAATCTCTGTACCCAGTTTCAGGGTCATGATGCGCTCCTTAAAGCAAAAAGCCACCCCCGTATGGGGTGGCGTTGAAGGCTTTTGGTAAATGATTGGTTGATTACGGTCGGCTCCACGTGAAGCGGAACCGGAGGACGCGCACCTGGTAGCGGCGCGCGGTTTCGTCGGCGGTCAGACCGGCCGCGTATGCGCCGGAATCCTCGTACAGGGTGAGCTGGCCGACCGTGTAGCCCGGCGGCCGGGTGGGGGAGCGGTTCGCCAACGCGGGGATCAGCATGTCGTCACACCAGATGTTCACGCTGTCGGCGGTGGTGCTGACGGCGCGAACCTCCAACAGGGCGGAGTGGGCGGTGAACCGCATCGTCTCCGCCGCCACATGACGGTCGGTGGAGACGCGCGCGATGATCCACGGCGGCATCTCCGACTCCAACGGCTCCTCCTGCCGGTAGACCTTCACGCCGGACGGCATGGAGGGCAGCAGATCGAGCACCGCATTGGTCAAGTCCATGACGCTCATAATCCGATGGCTCCCATCAGCATGTCGTCGGCCGCGTCTCCCACGTATTCGGCGAGCGTGGGCAATTCCTGTTCGGCGAACTGGTAAAACCAGTGGGTTCCGCCGCCTTTCGCGGTGCCGAAGAACGCGATGTTGGCCAAGTCGGAAGCTCCGCCGTCGCGGGGGCTCACATCCGCATAAATGGTGGTGCCGGTGCTGCCCATTTCGTAGCCGATGCCGATACGGCTGATCGCGTAGTTCGATGATGTCTGCAGGTCGGAGATGACGCCTTCCTTGACGTTTTGCGCGCCCTTCTTCACCGCCTGCGCGACCTTGACCGAAGCCATGGCGTGCGCGGCGGCGACACGACGGCCGAACGCGGTCAGCTCCGAAGCGTCTATGGTGATGTCACTCATTGCTGTTGCCCACCTCCTTCACATTCCACCGGCATGCGGTCGCATGCGACTTCTCGGACTGCATGTTCAGCAACCGGAGCCTCCTGCCCTTGAGATTCGGGTCATTGGCTTCGGTGATCTCGCACACGTCACCAGGCAGCAGCCCAGTGGTGCCATAGGGGAAATGCACGTACATCGACCATACGGGGGTGACGGCACCCAACGCTTCGACGATGCCGCCCTCCGTGTTCTCGGCGGCCAAACCACCCGAGGTCTGCACCTTGCAACGGCCCTCATACACGGTGTTCGCGGCCGGTCCCACCAGTCCCGTTTCGGGGTCGGTGACCGGTTTGCCCATATGGGTGACGCGGCATTGGTCGGTCATCAACGATTCGGCGAGCTGTCGGCCTCGGTTGAGGATATGCTGCACGTTCATCGGAACACCCCTATGGCGATGCCTCGCATGCCGAACCTGTTGCGGAGGGCTCGTTTCGTGCCCTCCGGCAGTTCGAGTGCGTCGATGATCTCGGAGTCGCCCTGACGGTAGCCGATCTGCACGTCGTCGATTCGCGCGTATGATTCGTCGCGGTGAGCGCCGGGGCCGCCGTTCGACTGCTGGACGAGTCCGGCTGCGACCATGCTGCACACGAGGCGCACGATGTCCGGGGGAACCGGGTCATAGCCGGCGAGCATGGTGACGGTGACGGAACAGGGGACCATGTTCGGCAGGCTCCACAGGCTTTCCCTGTACAGGGCGTTGCCGAGCAGCTTCCAATCCCCGGTCTCCTCGCCGTCCATGAGCACGCGGCTCACGGAAATCACGGGGCGCATGGGCAGGTCGAGCCTGCGTGAGGTTTCGCCGGGGATGGTCACCGTGTATTCGCCGCGTGTGATGGGGCACCCTGCGGCGTCGCGCACCGCTGCGGAAACCGATTCGAGCAGCTTGCCCGCGAGCTTTTCGTCCGCGTATTCGATGCCGTATGAATCAAGGTCCTTGACCGTTGCCAGCGTGTCCATGAGTCACCCCCTATGCGGTTATTCGGCTTCGCCCAAGTAGGGCATGGCCTCATAGCTGCCGGCCATCACTTGCCCACCTTGAAGTGTACGGTGGCCAGCGCTTCGGGGCGCACGACCTTCGCGCCGTACAGGTGCAGGCCCTTGACGATGTCGTCGAAGCCCTTCTCCTTGCGGGTGGCCTCGACCTTGGCGATCTGCTCCGCGAACGTGGTGGCCGCGTTGGTGCCGGCGATGATGACGTTGCCCTCATCGGTCTGAGCCGAGGCAGAGCCGCCCTTGGCTGCGGGAGCGTTGTTGGACTTGAGGATGGTCATGCCCGCGGCCTCACCGACCACGCCGTTGAGCAGCGTGGAATGAGCGGACTCGGCGCCAGCGACGAAACGGCTGTCCTTGCGCAGCAGACCGTAGAAGTCCGGGTTGACGATGACCCAACGGCCCGCGTCTGTCACGTTCTGCTTATCCAATGCGGTGGCCAGATCCACGATGGTGTCGTACGCCTTGGTGGCGGTGGCGCCGGAAATCGGGTCGAGCTTGCTCTTCGCGCCTGCTGCCATCAGGCCGGCCAGGTACTGGTCGGTCAGGTCGCGCAGCTTGTAGGCGGCGTCCTGGGAGTATGCGGCGGTCAGGTTGTTCATGGCCTGGCGCTTCTCCACGTCGTCGATTTCGAACGCGAAGTACTTGCTCTGGTTGATGACGAGTTCGCCGGCGTCCTTGTCTGTGGCCGGTTCGATGGTGATGTCGGTGTGGGCCGTGTAGTCGCCGACGCTGATGTGCGCGATGCCGGTGATGTGCACGGTGTCGCCGTAGTTGGCGATGTCGCCCTCGTAGTCGCGGTTCACTGCGGAACCGTAGACGAGGTTCTTCTGGAGTTCCAGCAGGATGTTGGCGCTCCACAGTTCGGGAATGAAATTGGTGATGGCCATTTAAGGCCTCCTTCCGTTTAGTTGGCTCCGAGCAGGTCCTTCAGTCGCCCGTCCTGTTGGGCTTTGACGATTTCTGCGGGGCTCATGGTTTTCAGGTCGTCTCGGGTGAGCTGACCCTGATGGCGGTCGCCGTCCCGTGTTCCGCTGGGCGGCGTGATGTTCGCACCCGAGGGTGCTTGCTCGGCTTTCCCGAGATAAGGTTTCTGTTCCAGCAGTTCGCCGATCGAATTGGCGATGGCCTGGCTGTCCACGCTTCCGTCATCCGTGACGGTGAACTTGGACAGGTCGAGGTAGCGCAGGGCGTCGGCCGGGTCGGTGAGCTTGCCGCTGGCTGCGGCGCGGACTTCGGCCTTGAGGATGCGCTGGTTGGCGGCGGCAAGGGCCTCGTCCTTGACGGCCTGTTCCTTCCTGGCGGCCTCGTATTCGGCTTCCTTGCCCTGCAGGGCGGCGATCTGTTTTTCGAGTTCGTCGACCTTGTCGGCCTTGGCGTAGGCTTCGTTCAGTTTCTTTTCGAGGTCGCGGTTGACTTTCCGCTGTCCTTCGAACTTCGACTGCCAATCCTCGCCGCCGGTGTTCTCCGGCTTCTTGGACTTGTTGTCGCCTGTCTGCTGGTTCTGGTTTGCGGGATCCATGTTCTTCCTTTCGATTCGCTGGATCATTGCTGGAAAATCTGTCCGCCGGAGGTGACCCATCGGCGGTATTCGCGTTCGCACTGGGCGGCGATTTCGGGGGTGAGGGGCATGCGGCCATCGTTGGGGTTGCGGCCCTCCAATACGGCCTCGTAGCGGAGCTTCGCGGTCTGAACGCGCTTCTCGGCGGCGGTCAACAGTTCGACGCGCCCCTGCCGGTACGTGTTGTCGTGCAGCCACATGCTTTTGCGGATCTCGGGCACCTTGCCGCGCCAGTCGTTGTCCACGAAATATCCGTTGGCCTTCAACGCGGCTATGGTCTTCTCCCGGTCGCCTCCGGTCAGCGAGTAGATGCCGTCGATGGACAGGCGGCGTTTCATCCTCCGGCCGGACTGTTGCGCGTATTGCATGCTGGCCCACCCGTATCGTGTGGTGCCCTCGCTGGTGGTCAACGCCGTATAGCCTTTGCCCACCTTCCGCATGCCGCGTTTCGAGTTGACGACCTGGTAGATGTCGGCGCCATCGCGGATGGCCTGCGCGTAATTCGCGCCGAAGCGCTTGTCCTGCTCCTCACGGGAGAGACTTTTGAAACCCTCCATAGGGTCGCTGATCCACCCCTGCTGTTTGGCCATGCCCTGGCTGCAGGGCACGTGGCGGCCGTGGCAGTGCGGGTGGCGCAGGAACCCCTCGTTGAAGCGGAACCACTTGCCGGCCAATATCATGCACCTGTCGCAGCAGGTGGCGGATTCGACGCGGATGTAGCCGACCTTGGGACGGCTGGTGATGTCCAGTGACTCCGCCTGGCGGGCGGTGTCCATGACGGCCAGAGAGGTGAGCATTACCAGCAGGTTGCGTCCGTATTCCAACGCCTCCAATGAGGAGCTGCCGGTGCGTATCGCGTGCAGGGCGGCGAACACGGGGGATTGGAAGTAGGATGCGATGTCGAGGCCGGACGGTGCCCAACCGGCGAATGCGTTCGGGTTGGCCAAGGCGTGTGGCGTGATGTAGACGCCCTGTTCGGCGAGCATCATGCCGCTCGCGTCGATGGCCGTTTCGGCGGACTTGGTTTGGATCGTGGAGAACAGGGTGAGGAAGTCGCGGCTTATCGACTTCCACGACGCCTGGATGTTATTGGCGTCGACCCTGTTCCATGTTCTGCGTGCGGCCCTGTCCGCCGTCAGCTCCAACGTCGCCAGCCGTTTCTGACTGTAGGCCAGCACCTGAGATTCGACCGCCATCAGCGCCTCCGATCTGCAGGGCACGGTTCAACGATTCGAGTTCGGGGTCGGCCATCTCGTCGGCGCGCATGCGCATGATGCGCTGCACCTCGTCCGAGCTTTGGCCCATCTGCTCCGCGACCCATTGGATCGGGAAGCCGAGCTGCTTGTATTTGAGCATCGCGTCCGCCATCAGGGTTTCGCTGCGATACTGCGGGGTCGCGAACTGCACCTTGGAGTCGGCGATGATGTCCGCCTCAGCCACGTCGTTCTCGTAGCGCATGGCGATGCTGCAGATGTCGCGGATGGGGGATTTCAGGAAGCTGATGCGTTCGATGGTCTTGGATACGAGGCCGGCTTCGGCGACCTCGTAGCCGGTGGCCGGAACCTCCGCGTTCGTCAGCAGGTAATGGCCGGGGGTGCGTGTTTCGGCGGCGATATGCTCCACGGCCTTCTCGATGACCGGGATGAACACGTTCAGGTTCGAGCTTGACCATTCGCCCAGGTTCACGTTGTCGCCGGTGAACTGGTAGATGCGCTCCAGCACCTGCTTGTCGAGTTCGATGGGCTTCTCGCCGACCTGCTGTCCTTCCTCGTTGTAGACGGGCTCGACGAGCGGGTCTCCGCCGAGGATGACTCGTGCCGGCAGTGAGGCGTAGTCCAATGCGTTCAGCAGGTAGGCCCATACGACGTTGACCGTGTCCTGCATCGATTCGACGTGCGCGATGTCGCTGATCGGCGCATTGTCCAATAGCATCTGGTTGCGGAACTCGCGCAGGGGGATCGTGTCCAGACCGGTGGGCTGAGGGTCATTCATCTTCCAGCCGTACACGTCGGGCGGCACGCGCTGGTCGGTCAGATCGAGCATCTTCTTGCGTTCCATGCTGACCGTCCAGCCGGGCAGCATGAGGGTGCCGTACTCCTTGTCGTCGCCCTGCTGGATGAGGAACCCGGCTGACGGCTGGCCGGTGCGCGCATCGTAGATGACTGCGGCGCTGTCCGGGTGCTCGAACGTGATGCGGGCCCTGCCGTCGACCTGCGTGACCAAAGCGAACGCGCGGCCCGTGGTGGTCATCATCAGCGCGGCTTCCTGAAGTCCGCGTTCGAAGTCGTTGCGGTCGAGGCATTTCATGATGCCGGTGCCGAGCTTCACGTCATCATAAGGGACGAAGCCCTTGAACTTGATGCGTTCCACTGGGGCCTGCGCCACGGGGAGGCACCAGTTGTCGGAGAAGTCGGAGAACCGGTCGCTCATGTAGCGCTTGAATTCCTTGGACGCGAACTTGAGCTTGCCGCGTTTGCCCAAGACGTAATCGGTGTGGGTGCCGATGCTGGGTCGACGGAACTGGATTTTGTCGGCCAGTCGGTTCGCCAATGAGGACAGTTCCTGCTGGCTGTAGTCCATCAGTACCTCCTTCTGGTCGATGATCCGGTAAGCATGTAATTGTGTTTGCGAGCGCCCCAGCCGGCGGCTCGCGCGTCGCATGCGGCTTCGTGGGCGAGCACGCTGGTCACGGCGGCGTCTATCTTCCTGTTCTGCTGGGGTTTCGCCAGCCCGTAGCGTTCCAGGGTCTTGGCGACCTTTCGCGCGTTCATCATGTGGGTGCGGGTGATGGGGCAGCCGTCCTGCGTGATGCGGTGCGTGGTCAGGTCGGCTTCGAATCGGCGCAATGCCTCGTAGACGGCTCCGATGCGGGAGCTGCCCGACATGCTCCATGGTAGGAATTTCTTCGGCCCGTAGGCCCTGTCCCATGCCTCTATTTCCGACTCCCACGACAGTTCGTCGCGGAAGCCGGGATCGCAGTAGGCACGTTCGATTTTGTAGCGGTCGTTGAGTTCCGCCCATGCTGCGGATACCTCGGCGCGGGGGATGCGCCCGCCCCACTGCTTCGGGTTCCAGATGGTCGCACGCCGGTCGGGCCCGTATCGGGGAGTGAATATCAGCCCGTCGAGGGTCTCCATCTTGATGCATGTCCAGTCGTCGTTCTCCGAACCGTCGAAGCCCGCGCATACGCGCGTGCCTTTTGGCGGGTTCGGCAACCAGAGTTCATGCGCCGGCATAGCAGCTCTCCCACAGTCCGTCTTCGAGCCATGCGCCGCCGCCCTGCACCAGACGGTTCCCGAAGAACCGTTCCGCTTGGGTAGGGTCGGTCTTCATCAGCGCCTTGGCTTCCGATTCGATGGAATTAAGGTCGACCCACGGGGAGCCGCGATACACGTATTCGAGCATCTTCAAGCGTTCGGATTTCAGATTGAAGTCCAACGGCCGGCCGTCGCGGTGACGCAATGATTTCGCGAGATCGGGGTTCCGGTAGAACACGAACACGTCGTCCTCGGCGTTCTCGAACACCTGCTGCGCGTAACTGTCCTCGCCCGGATCCCATGCGTTCGTCCACGCATGTGTGCGGCCGCCCATGCCGGCGGCTCCTCGGCGCTGCGTGGTGGCGACCGCTATCATGCCGTTCGATTTCGTGTACAGGCCGGCCTCGTCCTGTTCGGCGTCCGTGATCGGATTGCCCAGACGGGATTTCGCCGAGGCGGTGACCACGTCGATGCGATCCAAGTCCAAGGCGTCGGCCTCGCCTTCGCGCCCCGGCTGCAATATGCGGATGAAGGTGTCCCTCACGCGCATGAGCTCCTTGAGCGGGCCCAGCAGGATCGTCGCCACGAGAGGACGGTAGATGTTGCGTACCTGTTCCTCGGAGTTGGCGGTCAGCTGGATGAGCGGCGACGGATGTCGACGGCCTTTCGGCTCGCCCGGATTGTACGGCCACTCCCAGCCGCACGGACAACCGTTGTCAGCGCAACGGTACATGTCGCCTTCTCGCGCCCAGCCATCGAAGATGGTGGGCCCGCAGCCCTCGGCGGCGGTGAAGAACGCCGTGCATGGCCCCTTGCCCCATTTCTGCGGTCCGACGGTCAGCGTCATGCGGTATTCAAATGCCTGGTTGAGTACCATCGGGTTGTCGACGGTGACTTCCTCGGGCGGCACATATGGGGCGTCCTCGCGGATGCGCCAACGGTTCGCCGCCAGCCAGTACTGCCAGTCGGACAGCACCACTGGACGGCCTCGCAACGGGCCGTCAGGCTGCCTGCAGTGACGTTCGATCCATGCGCACACCAGATGCCCCAACGTGGGGAAGTCGATGAGCCATGAATCCTCGTCAGCCATTGCCGCTCATCCGACGCTGGTACACATGCTTCGTCTCGTCCATGGGAGAGCGTTCGGCGGCTGATTCCCGGTTCAGCTCCTTGGCCCTGCGGCGCGTGAACTCCGAATCGACTGGCTTCCGCTCGGCCTCGGCTTCGATTTTCCAGCCTAATGCCTGCAATCCGGCGGCGCTCATGCCGACGCGGTCGGAGATGCGCAGCAGCACGGTCAACGCCGTGGGTGCCGGCGCGATCTCGCATGCGGTGGAAAGCCGCGCGTACAACGCCAGTTCGTGAATCATCCACTTGAACTGGGGCAGATGCCAGGCGCGTGCCTGAGGCAGCTTCCACAGCCACTTCCACTTCTCCGCCTCAAGTTTGCGGACGCGCTCGTCATCGGCGGGCTCCAAGGGCCATTCCGGCGGCTTCATCCGGCACTCGGTGTTCGGCAGGCTCTGCAATGTGTATCCGAGTCTGCGGCTCTTCTCGCTGTTCGGGTCCTTGGCCGGCCCGGAGCGTACTCGTTTGCCTCCACTTGGCATGATGTTCACCTCTCGTCATGGCCTTGCGCCCTAGCGACAGATCGACGGGACCGCCCTCGCGGCGGCCCGTCGGCGATGTTTGAACCCTGCGCACCCGGCAGACAGCTCACCGGCGGTCCAAGCGGGGTGGTCGTCACCCCACCCCCCTGGGGGTGTTGCCGGCTGTTTTTTGTCGGGATGCACAGTGTGCTTGCTTTATTGTCTGGCGTTGAAGCCTGCTGGTCTTGTTTTGCCGGTTTTTACATCGTGGCATTGTTTGCATAGGCCTCGTCCGAACTTCGGGTCGTTGGGGTTGAGTCGCATGTCTATGAGTTCGATTCGCTCGTATGGATAATGATCCGCGATTGTGCTTGGTTTTCCGCAGAGCCCCTTGTGTTTGCCGCAGCCTCCGTGCTCGGGGTCGCCGGGGCATGTGCAGTATGGGTCTCGTGCGAGCACCTGCCTGCGAAACGATTGATGTCCCTTGGTGTTGTATGGGTTGCGTCCACGGGTACGGGTGCGGTCCCGTTGGGCTCGGGTGCAGGCGTCGCATTTGCGTGCCGGTGTCTCGATGAGGTTCGGACATCCGGGTGTCGAGCAGACTCGCCAGCTCATGTATGCCTCGCAGTCATTGCGTCCGTTGGCGTGTCTTGGTGTCCTCGGCTTGCATATCTATAGTTATTGTGTTACTATAGATATGTCAGCCAAGGAAAGGAGGTGAACATGGAACAGATCGCGGAGCTGCTCAAGGCCATCGGGGAGTTCCTCTCCGGATTGGGTGCGGCACTCGCACCCATCGCCGCCGTGGCCGTCGCATTGATTGCGAAGAGCAAGCCGCGAAAGCCGCTGAACAGACAGCGCAAGCGGTAACAAGAGCCGTGGATTCCGGATAATCGTACTATCCAGAGCCACGGCTCCACTCCCAACTATTCCATGGAACATCATGAACGGCAAGATAGGAATCATCGCACTCATGTTCGGAGTCGTCAGCCTCGCGCTGGCCATCGCATCCCAGAGCGTACCGGCAGGTGTGTTCGGAATGTGCTCGGGCGTGCTGGGTTATCTGGCAGGAAGGGCAAGCAATGGCGACTGAATATCTCGGCGTCAAACAGGTCGCAGAACGCCTTGGCATCACCAGTGGCGGCTTGCTCAACCTCAAGCTCCCTGAGCCCGACGCCACGATAGGGCGCACGCGCGGCTGGTTGCCTGAGACCATCGATGAATGGAACGCTCAACGTCCGGGACGTGGTGTCGGAGGGGGGAGACCACGCAAAAACAAAGCATAGATACGCGAAAACCCAGCCACATGAGCTGGGTTTTTCGACACTAATCCACTGACATTATGCGGTTACAGTCAGCTCTTTGTCAAGTTCGCCGCCTATCACGAGCCGGTACACGTCGCAGTAGGCGAGTCCCTGCGGACTGTTCCGCAGTTTGCCTCGGCTGACCCACACGTTGAGGGTGTTTCTGCGCACGGTGATTCCCGCGTCGGTGAACGCCTTGGCTATATCCGCCGCGCTACCTCGTTTCGAGTCGTCCCAGCAGAGTTTTTTCAGTCGCCGGAGTTTGACGGTCTGCACTCGCTGCTCGGTGTTGCAGACGGGGCACGTGACCCATTGGTCGTTGGTTCCGGCGGTCAGCATGGTCTCGCATAGTTCGCAGGTGCCGATTTCGCGGCGTTGCTCCGGCGGGTCCAGCGCAGCATCGACTTTGCGTGCGATGCCGTCAACGACGTGCATGTAGAAGCCCGCGTCCGCGAACGTGGCGAGCCTGGGGTGGCCTGCGCATGCGATGAGCGTGGCCTTCAGATCCTCGTTGCGTTTGTCTTTGCGCCAGTCCAAGGCGTCGATGCCGTCGAGGCAACGCCATAGTTCACGGGCCGTGGCGTCGAGCATGTCGATCAGGTCGAGCACGTCGAGCCTGATTGGAGTCGGGGGAGTGGCGGTCTGGATTCGCGTGGGCGAATGCCCGCCCGGATGCAGGGTCGCGTCCAACGAGTCATGCAACGGCGTGACGTCGCGCGCCAGTCGCAGGAGCGTGCCGGCGAAACGCAGCTCGCATGCCTCGCACAGAGAATATCCCTCTTCGGTTATCGTTTTGCAGTTCTGGCAGTTCACGTTGGCCCCTTCCGGCTGGTCGGCTAGAATAATGTTTGCTTCTCATCGCCCTGGCCGACCATGGTTGGGGCTTTCTCGTATTTGAGCCGGCTGTATGGCATGTTCCATATGCGTTTGAATTCGGCTATCTCCTGCTTCGACAGTTTCGGCCCGCCCCATGGCTTGCCCGGCGGCCGCTCGCGGGTTGGTGGTTTGAACGGTTTGACGCTTATCCGGGCGAGATGACACATGTGCATGGCCAGATACTGGCCGTCCGGTCTGATGCCTGCATCTCCGCAGGTGCTACGGAGCAGCGGGTGGCCGACGGAGGGAAGCCACGTGACGCGGGTCAACGGCCGGCCGAGGATTATCGCCACGGTCAGGTCGTCACCCTCCACACACCCGTAATCCCACGACTCCCACACGGTTTCCCGATCCTCGATGACGTACAGGCCGCACCCCTCGCAGACGGTGACAACGAGGGGACTCGTTTTCGGGATGAACGCGCGAAGCCATGCTGGTTTGCGTTCACGGGCGCGTGGCCTGCTCACTCCTCCATTGCCTTTCTTCTTGCCGCGTCGAACGCGATTCTGATGATGTTCTCCATCCACGCGCCGGGGAGCGTGATGAACTTTCGGGTTTCGGCCATGGCGGCGGCAATCTCCTCTTCGGTGATTCCGCGTGACGCTCCGGCCTTGTATCCTCGTCCCCACGCCCACTGCAGGTCACTGTCGATGTACGACGGGTCACGCTGCTTCTGTGCCTCGATTTCACTGCTGATGATGCTCATTCGTTTCCTCCGTTTCGTTGTTGATTGCCGTTTCGATTCGTATGCACAGGTCGAGCGCTTCCCCGCCAGCCGGCCTGGTAGCCGAGCACATACGCCTCTGCCGGCGACTCGCTGCCCAATCCCGCTGAGGCCAGTGCGCTGAGGGCCTGTTGAATCACGTCAATCGGTCCGGCCATGGGTCAGTCCTCCCATTTGATGTCCTGGATTTCATGCAGCACCGCTTCGCAGGCGGTGATGAGTACGCTGAGCATACGGCGGCCGTGATGGCCTCTCCGGTCAAGGTTGAACAGGACGGGATGGCCTTGACTCCACTGGTCGATGCCGATGGAGACGATTGGGATGGTTTCGACCAGATTGGTGTCAGCATCCTCACAGCGGTATTGGATGGTGACGGATTCTTTCATGCTTCCTCGCTTTCAGTCGTGTAACAGTTCGCGTCGAGCCAGTCGGCGATGGTTCGAAAGTCCTTGGCCCACTGAATCCGCGTCTGGCGTTCCCGCTCGTCCTTGGGGATTGGCTTCGGAATGTCAAAATCGAGCACCGAGTATTCGGATTGTTTTAGGAAATGGCTGCGGGCTGGTCTGCCTCGATGCTGAGGGACTTGCTTGTAGTTGACGATTTGGAGGATGTGCAGCATCTCCAATGCCTTGGCCGGGTCGAAGTTCGGAGTGTCGGGATTGTCGTCGAACCGCTGACGCAGCTCGGGCACTGTACCTTCGCCGTTGCCGAGTTCCCATGCGGTCTCTTCGATTTGCTCTCTGAATGTGAGTGACATTTTGGGCTCCTTTGGTTTGGGAAAATCTAGTGTCGTTGAGAGGTGTTTTTGGTCTTTCCGGAGGGGCGAGCCGTAGTTTTTCCCACACCCGGACACACACGTAGTGTGTCCGGGGAGTGTGGGGAAAAACTAGACTCGATGGCTCAGTTTTTCCGGGAAAAACTCGGAAAAACTGGGAAAAACGGGAAAAACTAGATTTCGAGGTGGTTTTCGTCATCCAATTCACTCGCCTCCTCCCTGCTCATACGGTCCACATAGGCGTCGGATTTCGGGTCGTCTATCTGCCGGTACGGTCGGACGGATTTGAATATCGAACGATTGTTGCGTCCAGAGCGGTTCGAGACGAAACCCTCCTGCAGGAGCAGGCTCACGGCTTTGCTCATGACGGCGGTACGCGCTCCGGAACCGTCTTCCTTCAGTGCCTTGAACAGTTCGGACTGGTTCGGTTCTTCGAGTGAGTTCTCCAGCATGCGGCTGATGCGTTCCATCAGTCCGGTGGGTCGGAAGTCGTCGCGTTTCGCCTGTCGGTCTTCGCTGGGCATCATGTTCGGTCGTGCGATGGTGACGCGCATGAGTTTCGGGTCCGTGGAGTTGATTTCGATGCGTGCGGCTTCGCGCAGGTGGCTGCCGTTGCTGCTCCAGCTGACGGCGCAATGCTCCTCGATCTCGCTGATGCGGTCCTTGCCTGATTTGATGACGATGGTGCCGCGCACGCCCTTGCCGACTGGTTTGGTCATGTCCACCGAGTAGCTGATGCCGTCGATGAGTGCGAGTTTCTGCATGCTGCCGCCGGCGTAGCGGCCCCGGTTGTCCTTGCTTTTGACGACGTGGTCGATGAGCACGACCGCTGGCCCACAGGCGCTGATGAGTCGTGGCATGGTGTTGTACCAGGCGGCGATGTCGTCACCGCTGTTGCTGTCGAGGCCCGCGTAGGCGAGGCAGCTGGTGACGCCGTCGATGATGGCCAGCGTGGCCGTGTCCGCGTAGTCGAGGGTTTCCTTCCAGCCGTCGAGGCTGGTGGGGCTGCTCGGCTTGGCGCTGGGCCGCACGTAGTGTAAATGCTGCACGATCTGTTCGCCGGTCACGCCGAGCAGCAGGAGACGCTTGACGACGTTTCTGGCGGAATCCTCATAGTCGATATAGATCACGTCATGTCCCTGTTTGAGTTCCTGGGCGGTGGCGATCTGGGCGAGCATGCTTTTGCCGCAGCCGGGTTCGCCGTGCAGGTCGTTGACCGCGCCCCTATAGAAGAGGCCTTGGCCGTCCTCTCGTTGGAACACGGTGGGCGTGGGCGGCAGTTCAATGCCGGAAGCGAGCTGGGTGAGGTCTTCGAACTGCCAGCTGGAGGAGGCGTTTTTACTTGCCTCGTGACTTTCCATTGAACCGTTTTGAACCGATGCGACGGGTGTTGAACCGGCTTGAACCGGCATTGTTCCAGTGTTTTGAACTGCTTCCGGGTGACTTTCCTCCATTTGACTCGCAGCCGCGTTTTGGGTGAGTTCGTCGAACTCGCCGGGCGTCATGCGTTCGATTTTCGACTGCTCGCACGGATCCACATGCGATTGCACGCCGTTGACCTTCTCCATCGCGCCACTGAGAATGCTGGCCCATTCGCGTGCCGCCTCACGCTCCTTGCCCTGACGGTCGGGGGCCACCTCGGCGATGAACCGTGGCTTCAATTGGTTGATGGCGTCGAGAGCCCCCCGGTGTCCCTCCTGCGCGAAGTTAACCAACGCCCAGACGGCCTGCAACGTGGTGTCGTGTCGGGAGCCTTTGCTTGCCGGGTTGGCGAGCGTCTTGTTGAGGAACGTGTTGACCGCCTTGCACATGCGGTCGTCGTATTCCCTTGAATACGAGGGAGTTAAAGTGGTCGAATTCGACACTCTGTCGGGTTTGCGCAGGTAGTCCACCCACTTCCATGGCAGTGTCGCCAAGTCGCCGATATGGGGGAGCGTGCCGGAGAATGCGCCGCTTGGCGTGTACCAGCAGTACATTTCGCCGCTCGGGTGGATCGACGGCCAGACCACGGAATACCGGTGGCCGGGTTGCAGGATGTCGACCCCCTCGATGGCGCCGCCCTTCCACGCGAGGCCTTCGGGCACCTTGTAGAACAGGTGGCGTGCCGGCGAGTCGATGCCGTGCGCCGTGCTGCTCCACGTGGCCGGAAGCATGCCCAGTTCCTGAGAGAGTTCGCTGATGCCTTTCGCCCCGTCCGCCTTGACCTGATGGCCCTGCTCCGCGTCGATGTCCAACACGAGCACGCCTTCTGGTATGACGATGCCCGTGTTCGCGTTCGGGTTGGCTTGGCTCCACAACTGTATTTGTTCGTCGGTGACGGGTTTGCGGCTGCGTCCCGTGAAACCAGCGGGTGGCGGGGTCTTGCGTCCCTCGGGCAGGGGGATGACCTGCATCCATCCAGCCGCACGGTACAGGGGTGCGGCTGCCGTGTATCCGTAGATGTCGGTCATCTTCGAAACTCCCTTTGACGTAGTGTGAAAATGTGTGTGGTGCCGTGCCCGTCGTCGCAACAGGGCCGGCCGCTTGGATACGGCGACGGCAATACGGGACTCAGCCTTTATCCGAGTCCTTGGTGTTATGCCAGCCTGCGAGCACGAGCTTCGATGAAAGCAGCTCGATACTGACGGGCGACAGACCTTCGGGACACAGGTCGACCTCGCTGATCTGCGTGGCCAGCTGCTTCTGCTGGTTCTGCATATACTTCAAAAAGCTCGTCCATCAGAATTCACCGGTTTCCAATTGCTGTTCCGAACCTCCGTGGTTCTGCGGCTGCGCCTGGTCGGTGACGGCCGTGACCGCCTCGACAGGCACGCCCAACAGTCTGGCGATCTCCTGCGGGGACTTGCCCGCCGCCTTCAACTGGTTGACCTTCATCGGATCAGCCTGCGGCTGCTGCGGCTGGCCGAGCTGCACCGGCTGAGCGGGTTGCTGCGGCTGCTGTTGCGCGGGAGGGTTCCACGGGTCCACCGGAGCTGTCTGATATCCCTGATTCGGGGTCTGCTGAGGCTGCTGTGGCGCGTACTGCCGCTGCGCGTAACCTTGCTGGGACTGCTGCACGGGAGGCTGCTGGGAGCCCTGCTGGACAGGCTGCTGGGGTTGGCTTCCGTTGACGAGACTGTTGACGCTGGACGCGGGTTCGATGTGGAATTCGAACACCTTCGGCGGTTGGGGCGCGTCGCCCCGCTGGCCGAGACCCACGAACCGTTCCGTGATGGTGTCGCCCGGCTTCGGAATCTTCACGCCCGCCTGACGGCAGGCATCGCGAAACGCCTTGAGTTGGATGCCCCAGCCTTTAATCCATAGCGAGCGGCGGCCGTCATCGTCGTCTACGCTCGGGTCGCGCAGTTGGGTCTGGATGATGACGTGGATCTGCTCCTTCGGACGCCCGTCGTTCCAAAAGGCGGGCTGCTTGGTCTGGAAGTCGTTGACCTGTGTGGTCTCGATTTTCTCGATGACGCCGGTCACCGTGTCCCCCGGCTGGCTGTTCGCGCCGAAGTAGGCTTTGGCGCTGTTGCCGGCGAGCAGGTCGCCGAGCGAGCTCAACTGGGCGGGCTGACGCTGCTGCGGCTGATAGCCGTACCCCGGCTGGGGGTAGCCAGACTGTTGCTGTGGTTGCTGACCGAACATGATTGTTTTCCTTTCGTTATTCGGTGAACTGGTATTCAGGTTCAATCAAGGGGATGAGCTGGAGCCATTTGTCGGGAACGTCCGGCCATGGCTTAGCGTCGAACTCGGGGAGCGCGCTCATGTCGGGCCAGACCCGGCCCTTGCAAGAGAAGCACTTGTCGGGTCCGGCCGCCGGCAACTGTTTGATCCAGCTGTCGCGCACGTCGGGGCCTTCCGCCTGCTCCACGCAGTCCATGAGGTTGACGAGCAGTTGGGCGCGGCTCAACGCCCATTTGCCGGGCTCCGGGTCGAACCTCGTCTCCCAGGGCAATGCGTCGCCGAGACTGGTCTTGTTGCGGGGCAGGAAGTAGATGCAGTTGCGCTCCACTCGTTCGCCCTCGTTCTGCAGGCCCATGCCGTAGAGTGAGGCCTGTACCCGGTACTGTTGCGAGGGGCCGTGGGCCTTGACCTTGGTGACGGTCGTGTTGCCGACTATCTTCCAGTCGATGGTGCTGCGGGTTTTGCGGTCCCATAGGTCGATGCTGCCGGTCACGTCGTAGCCGCCGTGCAAACCCTGCAACCGGCCTACGGTGACCCGGTACTCCGAGCGCCACCGTTCCACGAGCTCGGTCACGTTGTCCTCGCTCGTGTAGGGGAATTGGAACGCCGGCTCCCCGTTCAGGTCATAGAACATGGTTTCGAAATGCGCGTGGACGCACGTGCCGATGAACGGCAGCCAGCCCGGGGAGCGACGCTCCGGCCAGCCCGCCAGTTTCGCGGCTAGGCAGTGCACGCAGTCCGTGCCCAGTTCGGACGGGCCTATCTCACGCTGCAGTTCGCGCGGAGCGTTGGCGATATTCGCTTCGATGAGCTGGCGAATCTCCGGCCACAGTTGCGGCTCCTCCACGGTGCCGATTTTGGTTTTCGGAGTGACTGGCGGCTTGCCCATATCGGGTGCCGACTGCGTCATGGGCGGTATGTCCACGGGGATCGCATCACCCTGTTGGGCTTGTGCGACGGCGAGAATGGCCTCATTCATGCTCACGGGTTTTCACCTCCTTGAGAAAGTCGTTGATCTGTTTCTTGATGTCCGCCAACGCGGTCCGGTTGAGCCGTGTGATGACCACCGCCTCGTTGACGTTGTCGAAACGCAGCGTGTAGGTGCCGTCATCCGCCGGCATGATGATTACCGGCATGCTGCCGAAGGCCATCGAATGCACGGGGAAGCCGGCCTTGCCTTGCGTCTCCAGTTCGCGTATGGCCTTGTGGATGCGTCTGGCGACGGTGAGGCCCAGCTCGTCGAGCTGCTCGGAACGGATGACGTACAGGTCGTCGGTCAGCTCGTTGCCGTTCTCGTCGTGCAGGTCGTAGTCGGCGATGGCGCTTTCCACGATCTGGGCGATGCCCAGGCTGGACAGTTCCGCGCTCATGAGACCACCACCGTCGGCTTGCCCGACATCGCGTAATCGGCCACCGCGTCCGACGTCAGCAGCCTCTCCAACTGACTGAGCGGCCGCGGCCGCAACTGGTAGGCTCCGGGATACTTGGTGGCCGGGTAGGCTTTTTCGAACGTGCCGGCGTTGATGCGGCGCGCGCCCGGCTTGACCTGCACTTTCAGATTGCCGGCCTGGTAGGTGCCGACAGGATGCGAGTCGAGGATACGGGCCTTCAGCTCGTCGACCTCCTCCTGACGGGACGCGATCTCGGCCTGCAGTTCGACGATGCGCGCCGCCTGCGCGGCGAACAATCCTTGGCGCAATTCCCCGTCCGGGTTCACGGCCTCTGTGTTTTCAATGGTTGATGGAGTCATTTGATGTGCCTTTCACGATGATTTGGGCGTAGGTGGGATACCACGCCGTCTGATGCTTGGTCTGGTTCGTGTGCCGGTTGCAGCAGGTGACCGCCTCGTCCAGTCCGGTGGGCTTGCCGAGCGGCCCGCATGTCCTGCAACGCGGCATCCAGAGACGCCGGTCAGGCATCATGCTTGTCCTTGCTTGTTCGGTTCCCATTCCGGGAGCGGTTTGATACGGATATAGAGATGTGGCTCGTACTCATGCCCGCAACACGTGTACGGATCACCGCTCTTGCGTTTCCGGTATTTGCCTTTGGCTCCGTACACCCACAGGTCGGGCATGCGCTTGGTGGCGTGGGATTCGACGACCTGCGCGTCATCCACGTAGGCGACGCCGTTCAACGAGTCCAAAACCAGCTTCAAAAGGTTGTCGAGATCCGGCCTGCCCCTATGGGACATCCAGAATTCGGCCTCCAACCTGACCGGGCACTGGTATGGTTTCGCCTGCGGGTATTTCAACCGGAATTCGGCGAACAGGCGTTCCTCCGCCCTGACGGTGCGTTTCGGCGTCATCGCGTGCCCGTTGTAGACGCGGGGACGCCCCTTCGGCACGGGGTCGCCCGGCAGGCAGAGCGTGAACTCACTCGGCTGTTCCATCGCCGCCCCACTTCATGACGACCGCGAGGAACAACAGCGGCAGGATGATGGCCAGTACGAGACTGCCGGTGATCATCCACTGCGGCGTACCCACCGGGCTTGGTATGCGGCTGTGCGTGGCCGCGAAACCCGCCACCCAGCCCTCGACGAACGTGAGGGCCAGCAGGAGCATGGACTTCTGGCCGTCAGTCAGGCGTTGCTTCGGACGACGCATGCGCCGCTTCTTGCGCAATGCTTCGATGCTCATTCCGCAACCTCCTTGCGCTTGCGTTGGATGGCACGCAGCAGGGTCAGCGACTGGCTGAGGATCATCGACGCCTCGAACGCCAACGGGTTCTCACCCAGCTCGAACAGCGCGTGTTCGAGAGAGCCGGCCGCGTCATGCACGTCACTGGCCACATCGACGGCGTGCTGCCACTGATCGACCGGATGGAACAATCTTTCCTCCACGGTGTCCTTGTCTGGATCGCACACCGGACAATCGCACTTGCCGGTTTCCGGCTGGCGCGTCTCCTCGTCCAACTCCTTCTCCAACTCAGCCTCTCCTCCCTCAAGCAGCTGCTCCATGAGCTCCTTGAATGACATTCCCTTCGGGATCTCGACGCCGATGGCGTGGATTCCGGTAATCTTGTGTCCTGACATCACTTGTTTTCCTTTCAATGTGATTGGTGATGTTGGTGCCGGCGTGAACCTTGGACAGTGCGACGCCGGCACCTTTTCTCCCGGTTTCGAATCCGGGAAACCCTTATTCGCCATGGACCAGCTCCCTGCGGGTGATGGCGCACCTGTTGTTCCGGTAGTCGATGACCTCGCGTGGATCCCACACCAGACGACGGCCGATCCTTTTCGGGGCCGGCGGGTATTTCCCGCCCCACCGGTCGTAGCAAGACCAGATGTAAAGAGTGCTCTTCGAAAGATTCAGGAATTCCGCCACCTTGCCAATGGGCCAACCGTCCTGTGCTTCTATCTGCTTGGACATGATTCACCACGCTTCTTGGCGAGCAGGCCGCGCCAGTCCACGGTCGACGCCCACTCGAATACCCGCAGGTAGTCCGCAAAAAAAACGCGGAGAACATCGATGGAATCCAGATAGGAGTGCAATACGTCCTTCGCTTCCTTCAGGTCACCGAACGTCCATTCGCTCCAATCGGGATAGAACGAACCGGTCACCCCGTCGAACGTGGAATACGTCAGGTCGAACCACAAGTCGAACATAGGAACCTTCGCTTTGAACACCGTCAGGAACAGGTCGGCCTCATCGTTCGGATCACATACCAATTCCATGGGGAAGGAATGTCTGTAAGAGTCCGACACGATAGGGTGGGTGAGAGATAGACGAAGATTTTTCTCAGGGAGAGCGCCGGCCATCACGCACCCGCTTTCTGACTGAGCTCATCCCATGCCCGGTCAAACAAGGGGCGATCTTCTTCCGTGTAGGCGTAGACCTGAATGATGTGACCGTTCGGCAGTGTCAGATCAGCGCGTTGTGGGTCTCGACCGTTTCGCTCTCGATATGCGGCCTTGAGCTTCTTGCCGAATGTGCCACTCTTCGATCGCAGCTGCTTGGCGCTCAGATTCTTCTCCCGTAGATAGTCCTGTGTGTACAGGGGACGGGTCTTCGGGTCGAGCTCAGGTAGTTCCCCCAATTCCCGTGCGATCACGATGCGCGTCTTCGCTTCGAGGAAATCCGGGTGGACGATGCCCTGCGAAGCCTTCAACAGTTCGACTTGCATCATGCGCTCATGGTGAGCCGCCTCAAGCAGGTGTTGCGGACGCTGCACCTCGTATCTGCCGGTGCGCATTACGGTCGGCACTAGTTCGTGGTTCACCCAACGCTGGAACCGGATGACCATGTTGCGCGTGGCCTCGTCCTTGACTGCGCCGGGGCGGCGATTGTTCAAGGCGTGGATCAGGCCGGGCAGCGTGATGACGCTCATTTCTTGTTCTCCTCCAAGGGTGGGCACAATGTGCTTACCCTTTTCATCGGAGTCAAGATTGCGCAACATGTCCTTCGACGCGGAACGACGCCAAGCCGGTAGGTCCTAACCATCACGCCACCGCCTCGGGTTTGAGATCCTTGTCCGGTATTTCGGTCACTTCGGCTATTTCACCTGGCGTGAAGCCGAATGCGCGGTTGAATCCGACAATCATCGTCGGGGAGACGATGTTGGTGTGCATTGCTTTCGACAGCACGCTTTCGCTGACGCCGATAGCGCCGGCGAAAGCCGCATTGGATTTCAGCCCGCTCATGCGCTTGCAGCGCTCGAGGAAATCCGGTTTAAAGGTCATCGCGTAAGCCATCTCAGGCAACCTCCTTTCAGTGGTTTGCATCTCGCAACCTTGGTGTTGCGTTCTGCGAATTATTAAAATGCACAATGCGAAATAAGTCAAGCGAAATGCAAAACACGGCGTGTTGCAAAGAAACAGAAAATGTTGCATAATGCAAAACATGAACATTGAACAGTGGTACCAGGAAACAGTCGGAAACGACAGTCAAAACACCGTGGCCGACAATGCAGGCATCGTCCCATCGTCTCTCTACCGACAACTCCCAGATAAGTTATCCCCGCAAAACGTGGTAAAGATTGCGCGAGCTTACGGTGGATCAGCTATCGACGGTCTTGTCGCGGTGGGTCTTATCGATGACGATGATTTGAGAAAATCAGAATCTTCCGACGCTCTTCGTGATGCCACAGATGAGGAGCTCATTCATGAGCTGGCAATCAGATTGGCAGCAGGAGCAGCAAAGCGGAATCCTCGATGGAATGAGCCTATCGTGATTTCCGATGAGGATATGAACGAAGCTCGTCTACGCAACGAATCAAGCGAGAAGGACTCTGATTCAGATCTTCGGCCTATTTCCGAAGTAGATGACATCCCTACATTGTCCAAAGATAATTTCAAGCAATCAAATAAGAAAACGAAGCATTATTCAAGCATCGGAGAAGAGCTGGCAGAGAAGTTCGCGGCAAACCCCGAAACCTTTGAGGCTGCCGCCAATCATGACCGGAACAAGGAGCTTGAAAGGGAAGGGGGCGAAGGACGATAAACGTCACCTATGACGACCTCCTGAGGGAAGCCTCCAACAGCGGCATTCGGGTGGAGGAATGCCAGCTGCAGCAGGGGTTATGCGGCTTCTACTATGAACCCAAGCACCTCATCGTTATCGATGAGACCATGCTGGATTTCCAGAAACGCTGTACCCTCTGCCATGAGCTCGTGCACGCCCACAACCACGACCAAGGCTGCAGTCCTTACGGGTCGAAAGCCGAACGCCGCGCAAGACTATATACCGCCCTGCGTCTCATCAACCCGCATGAGTATGCGATAGCCGAGCGCATGTACGGTGCGGACTCGTACCTCATCGCATGCGAACTCGATGTGACCGTACAAGTCATAGAAGATTACAAGAACTGGCTGCACGACAGTGTGGCCGCCTAGAAGAAAGAAGAGAACCGTGACCGAGCCAACCCCCATGCAGGCACAGCAGCCGCCGGCAACGCAGGATAGCCAGCCCGCAGCAGCACCATCCGCGCCAACGCCGGCACCGAAGAAGAAGCTCCCAACGGCGGCCGTCATCGCCATTGCCGCAGCCATAGGACTGGTCGTGGGACTAGCCGGCGGACTCGGAGGCATGTACCTGTACGCCACGCCCATCATCAACCAGCAGAAGTCGGACATCCAAGACCTCAATACATCATTGGACTCCGTCAAAGCGCAGCTAGCCGACGCGAACGAAAAACTCAACCCCCAGGAAGATCCCAACGACACGGGATCCAACACCGACGCTTCGGGCACGGGGGAGACCGCCGTCAGCGGCGGCGTCGAAATGAAGGTCCTCGAAGCCGGCGAACAGCCCACCATCAGCTTCGACACATGCGGCGACGGATGCAGCAACGGCCAATACGGGCCAAAGACACCGGACGCGAACACCAAGTACTGGGTGGCCAAGGTGGAGGTCACGAACAACACCAGCAGTCCGATGGACATCACCTGCAGCTACCCCTATGAGATAGTCGCGTTGAACTCGAAGAACCAGAAATACACGCCCATCAAGAATCTGTATCAGGTCGAAGGCAACCCCGAGTGCAACGCCCAGCTCCAGCCGGGATTGACCAGCACGGTCACCTATCCGTTCCAGGTTCCATTGGACGCGAAGATGGTTGCCATAGCATTCCGCGACGTCGGAGACGTGTATTCCGGCACCGGCGGGGAGGACAACTACTCCTATATAGTCACCGACCCGAATTACGTGGTCAATCGATAGAAAAAGAATTGCCCTGTCGATCTGGAACATCGGCAGGGCGTGTGAAACATCGACCAGCTTGCTTATCAAGAAAGGAGGACGCTTCGCCTACCTATCATAGCCGATAGGCCTGGCGGAGCTATACCCGAAATGTCAGAAGAACGCGAGTGTGCTGCCGAAGTAGTTTCCGCGCTCCTGCGGGGTAAACTCCAGGGACAGCAGATGGTATTCCGGGTCGTCGGGATCCGGCCCCTCGTCCATGAATCCGAATCGTGTGAACAGGTCCATGCTGGGCTTGTTGCGCGGATCCACCTGGGTGAGCACGAGTGGCGTGCGGTTGAAACGCCAGGCATCGTCACGCAGGCGCACGATAACCGAGGAGAGCAGAGTGTCTCCGAGATGTGTGCCACGCACCTTCAAAGCGGTGGCGATATACGAGATCTGGTAGACGCCCTCATGCTCATCGGTCGTTTCCACGGCTACGCCGTATTCGCAGAAGCCGACCACGTCATCATGCAGGGGAATATCTCCGGATACGACAAGAAGCGTGCGCATGATCCCCTTCGGGGTCTTGCGCACGCTGAGGTCACGTATGTAGCGTTGCGGGTCCATCGCCCATTCGGGGCCTCCAGGTTCACAGCACAGGAACTGCCTGAGGGCCGTCTGATGGTCTCTGGAGCATTCGCGCTCAATGACGAGCTTCAGACCCATCGATGGTTTCCTTCCGGGCCTTTGCCCTGCGTTCCATGTAATGGCGGGCGCTGCGGGTCAGCTTCATCCATTTCTCGTCCACGGCGTTGCGTGGCTTGCCGTCCTCGGGCGGCACGTATGCCGGAATCGGCTTCACGCCGGTATCGGTCATGGTCATGGCCGTCTCCTTTCCGATTTTGGCGTAAAGAGAATATTTTATTAATTTCCCTGTTATCCGTCAAATCTCATTAAAACACATTAATACCAGTTAAAACACGTTAAAACCGAAAACAAGTATGAGCGAGTGAAAAAATCATGGCGAACATCACCAGATACAGGACGGCCAAAGGCGAAAACAGGTATCGAGTCCGCTATCGGAAACCCGACGGCACGCAAACCGACAAGAGGGGCTTCCGCCGCAAGATTGACGCGGAGACGTGGGCTGCGGAACACGTCACCATAGCCAAGGCCACCGGCAGCTACATCGACCCGGAAGGCGGCAAACAACGCATAGGCACGCTGCATGACCAGTGGATTGCCGAAAAGAAGCCGTTTTGGAAGGCGACTTCGGGTTCCAACATGGACAGCGCATGGAAATGCCACTGCGAGGCCAAATGGGCAGAACGGCAGATAGGCAGCATCACACACGCCGAAGTCCAGGCATGGGTCGGAAGCATAATCGATAAGTCCGGCGCACCATCCGTCAGCCGCCCATACCAGATCATGCAGGGCATATGCAGCATGGCTGTGCGGGACAAGCTCATCTCCTCCAACCCGTGCGACGGCATCGAACTGCCGAGACTCCCCAAACGCAAGGATCGCCGCATCTACCTGACCATTACCAGACTGCTGGCACTCGCCAACGAAGCGTCGAACTGCCGGAAGCTGGGAGAGGAGCGCCGGGCGCTCATACTGCTATTGGGCTTCTGCGGGCTGAGATGGGGCGAAGCGGCCGGATTACAAAGACGCGATCTCGACTTCGACGCCGGCATACTGCACGTGCGCCGCAACCTCGTATACGTCAACGCCAAATGGGCCGAGGGCACCCCGAAGAACCACGAACGCCGTGACGTGCCCATGCCCCGCATAGTCATGGACGCGCTCAAACCGATATGCGAGCAACGCGAACACGAGGAGCGCGTGTTCCGTGACGTGCGTGGAGGCCCTATCCGCAAGCAGAGCCTCGCCCGCGAGACGGGATGGTGGACGCACACGCTCACCCGTCTGGGCTGGAAGCGGGACGATTGGCCGGTGCCTCACGACCTGCGTCACACCGCCGCCTCGTTGGCCGTGCATGCGGGCGCGAACGTCAAGGCCCTGCAGAGGATGCTGGGCCACAAGAACGCGAGCATGACGTTGGACGTGTACGCGGATCTGTTCGACAGCGATCTTATGGACGTGGCCCGTCTGCTCGATGCCGCCGTGCAGGTGGAGACGGGCGTGGAAGAATGTGGGCAAAATGTGGGCAAAAACGTTTTGAAGCCCGTCTGA